ACTAAAGGCTTTAAAGCAGGTGAACCAAATGTTGAGGCAGCTGGTACACCATCGTCAGTAGAAGACGATGACTTCTAATGTTCAAATCAGAACTGGAAGAGAAAGTCTCAGATTTACTGTGTGAGTTAGGTATTGATTATGAGTATGAACCAACTAAGGTTTCATACCAAATACAACACAATTATTCACCTGATTTCCTGTTACCTAATGGTATATATCTAGAAACCAAGGGGTATTGGGACTCAGCTGATAGAAGAAAGATGAAAGCTGTAAAGGAACAGAATCCAGACTTAGATATAAGGATGGTCTTTCAAGCTCCTTACAACAAGATCTCAAAGAAATCTAAAACTACATACGCTAAGTGGTGCGAGAAGCATGATATACCTTGGACTGCTTGGCACAACATACCAATGGAATGGCTCATATAGAGAGCGAATTTGTAAGGCATACAGCATGTGAAAACTGTGGCAGTAGTGATGCGAAGTCTGAGTATTCAGATGGACATACCTACTGCTTTGTATGCGAAACCCGTACTCCTGGGAATGGAGAAAATAATCACAATCATCAAATGTCTACCAATGTACAACTCAAAGGATCTGCCGTACGGCTGCAACGTAGAGGAATCAGTGAGAAGACAAACCAAAAATATAAGATCTTCAGGGACGGAGAACTTCTACGCTTCTATTATTTCACAAGCGACGGAATACTTCAGGGAGCAAAAGTAAAGACTAAACAAAAGGACTTCTATTATGAAGGGATATCAACTGATACTCTTTTTGGTCAGCATTTATTTCCTAATAGCGGTAAACGGATCATTGTTTATGAAGGTGAATTAGACGCTGCCTCTGGATGGGAGGCAATGACAGGTTGGCCACACGTATCACTCCCACATGGAGCTGCATCAGCCAAGAAAGATATACAAAAACAATACGATTTATTCCAAGGCTATGCGGAAATTGTTCTCTTCTTTGATGGAGATGAGGCTGGAAGAAAAGCAGCGGAAGATGCTGCAAGCGTACTACCACCAGGGAAGGTTAAAATTGCAAGACTCGAATCCTATAAAGACGCTTCAGAAGCTTTGCAAGCGCATGACTCAGAAGCGATAAGAAAAGCGATATGGGATGCCAAACCATATCAACCTGACGGAATCATAGATGCTAAAACTCTATTGAAAGAAGTCACCACCCCACAGAAAGAATCAGATCATGACTACCCCTACGAAGGACTCAACAAGAAGTTACGAGGGATACGGTATGGATCACTTGTCACATTTACTAGCGGCACTGGTCAAGGAAAATCAAGTATCACTCGTGAAATTGCAACTCATCTCCTCAACAAGGGGGAACGGGTTGGGTTCTTGGACCTTGAAGCAAGTAATAGACAAACAGCTTTAGGTCTTATGTCTACTGCTGTAGGCAAAGCATTACATATTGGAGAACACAGTGAAGACGAACTCAAAAAACATTTTCATAATTCCATTGCTAATTGGAATCTCTACATGTTTGATGGCTTTGGTTCTTTTGATCCAGACGTGGTTTACAATCGGATCGAATACCTTGCCAGTGGATTGGAGTGTCGTGTTGTATTCCTAGATCATTTATCAATATTACTTAGTGGGTTAGATGGTGACGAACGTCGCATGATTGACCAAACAATGACTAGGTTAAGGAGTTTAGTTGAACGTACAGGTATAACTTTATTTCTAGTTAGTCACTTAAGAAGATCTAGTAATGATAGAAAATCACATGAAGAAGGAGGCCGAGTTTCCTTGTCGCAACTTAGGGGATCTCATAGTATTTCTCAAATATCAGATGCGGTCATTGGACTTGAACGAGACCAACAGTCCACAGAGGGAAGAAGCGATACGACTCTTAGAGTCCTTAAAAACCGTTATTCAGGCGAGACAGGCATAGCTTGCACACTTACATATGACTTATCCAACTGCAGATTTAGTGAGAATGAGACTACGGAACCATCCTTTCTACGTGGAGCCAGCGCAACAACGCAAACCACGGATTTTTGATAATAGCGAGTATGAGCATCCTTGGTATGAACAATCTAAGGAAGCACCAAAACTAAATAAACCAGAGCCACCCAGCGAGGCGGCAAAAAAGAAAGCAAAGTTTGTAGATAAGACATATAAGTGGATGAAGAAATGACTCTTGTATTTGACCTTGAAACCAATGGTCTTTTACATGATTTAACAAGAGTTCATTGCTTAGCAATATATGACTCTAAAACTGACGAAATAGAAACTTACAACGATGAAAAGAACAATAACAAATACTCCATCTCAGAAGGGATTAATAAGTTATTGGTTGCAGATACAATCGTCGGCCACAATATTATTGGGTTCGATATCCCAGCTATTAGCAAACTATATAACTATTTCACTCCCAGTGCTCGTGTTGTTGACACTCTTCTTCTATCACGTTTATACCACCCAAATATCTATGACATAGACCATAAGCATAAGTGGAGACATATGCCACTACAGCTCTATGGAAGACATTCACTTGAATCCTATGGCTACAGATTAGGTGAGTATAAAGGTGAGTTTGGAAAGACAAGTGACTGGAGCGAATGGAGTCAAGAGATGGAAGACTATTGTGCTCAAGACGTTGTTGTAACAAAGAAATTATGCGACCACTTTCACCCTTACCTGACTGGGTTGCGTTAGAGCACTCAGTTGCACAGATACTTACACAACAGGAGCTACATGGATGGTATTTTGATGAAAGAGCTGCATGGGAGCTTGAGTCTTCTCTCCGAAAAGAATTGGAAGAGCTTACTCAAGTACTTCGAGACAGGCACCCTTTCGTCGCAGGATCGTTATTTACTCCAAAGAGAAATAACCGAACGCAAGGCTACTTCGAAGGCTGCGAGATACAACGATTAAAAGAATTTAACCCTACATCAAGAGACCATATCGCATGGATACTGACATCTCATTATGGATGGACACCCTCATTAATAAGCTCGAACGGCAAGCCCGTGATAGACGAGATCGTCCTAAAGGAAATTGGGACGGATATTGCGATGAAGCTATTTCGTTGTCTGGAACTCAAGAAAATGCTTGGGCTTCTATCCGTCGGCGTGAACGCATGGCTGAAACTTGTTACGACATCTAATCGTATACATCACCATTGTTCAGTAGCTACTAACACCTTCCGATGTTCACATAGAAAACCCAACTTAAGTCAAGTACCAGCAGATGAAAAATTTAGAAAATTATTTACCGCCTCGCCTGGAATGGCTATGTGCGGGGCTGACCTTAGTGGTATTGAGCTCAGGATGCTCGCTCACTATCTCGCCAGATATGATGAAGGACGTTATGCCGAAATCCTCCTCACTGGAGACATACATCAAGTCAACGCAGACAAAATCGGAATTAGTAGACGAGCTGTTAAAACAGTAACTTATGCATTCTTATATGGAGCAGGCGATGCCAAGATCGGATTATCAGTCGATAAACAACTACAACCAAATAAGGCAAGAGCTAAGGGAAAAGAGGTACGTGCAGCGTTCATTGCCGCCATCCCTGGATTATCAGAGCTGCTATCGGCTGTTAAGAAGCGGTCTTCTACAGGCTCGATCATGGCTATCGATGGAAGAAAGCTTCTAGTAGATAGTCAACATAAAGCTCTCAATTATTTACTTCAGTGTTCAGCTGGAGTTATTGCAAAACGTTGGTTATTATTAGCAGACGAAACAATTAAAGAAGCTGGTCTACGTGCTCACCAGCTCGCATTTATACATGACGAAATTCAATACGAGTGCGCTCAGTCACACATAAAAGATATGAAATTCACCCTTGAACATTCAGCAGTTAGAGCTGGGGAATATTATAACCTTAGAGTCCCCATCGCAGCAGAAGCAAAATCAGGAAACAACTGGTCGGAAGTGCACTAAATGTGGGCAAAGTGAACCTAATGTTAAGTTTACTGGAAGACCTAATACCTGGGGTAAAACTTACTACAGGCCAGACTGTAACGAATGTTACCACGCAAAACAACGTGGTAGAGCTAATGCTCATGAAAAAAAGTTTGGTTCTAGAGCTCTGTTTTCTAAACATAGACCGCCTGAAGGTACGCCATGTGCTTGTTGTAAAGTACCTATGACACATGACCGAGGTATTGCTGGTATGTGTTTTGATCATGATCCAGTAACAGAAACCTTTAGAGGTTACATATGTAAAAAATGCAATACATCTATAGGAGGTTTAGGTGATAACTTGGAAGGCTTAATGAAAGCTGTAAAATATTTAACCACCACATGAAATTATTAATTGATGCAGACTTTACAGTATATAAATGTTGTGCAGCTGCAGAGACAGAGATTGATTTTGGAGATGACGTTATTTTAGTTACTTCTAAATTCTCAGAGGCTTATGCCTGTGTGATGAGGGAGATTAAAAAGATACAACGACATTTCGGATCATTCGATGACATCATTTTATTCTTTAGCAGCCCTGATAATTTTCGGAAAAAAATTCAGGCTGATTACAAAGGTCATCGAAATAGAAAAAAGCCTTGTGCTTACAAACGGGTAATTAATAAACTCAAGACTGAGTTTGAAGTGATTACCATGCCTACACTTGAAGCTGATGATGCTATGGGTATCTACGCTACAAAACATACAGGTAATATTATTGTCAGTCCTGATAAGGATATGAGGCAAATACCTGGAATGTTATACAACTTTGAAGAAAGCACACTCATCAATCCTGACGAAGGTGCTAAATGGCATTTAGTGCAAAGTGCAGCAGGAGATAATACTGACGGTTACGCTGGTATACCAGGGGTAGGTGTTAAAAGAGCTACCCAACTGTTTGAAGAGAAAGGTTGGAGTTGGAAAACTCTACTTGATGCTTTCAAAGATAAAGGATTATCAGAAGAAGTTGCTTTAACCAATGCACGTCTAGCAAAGATCTTAACTACAGAGGATTATGACCATGAAAACAGGGAACCAATACTCTGGAATCCCTCAGCCGATTACTGCGTTAACACTTGAGCAAGACCTCAAGCTAAGACAAATAAAAGATGCCATAGAGCATCCAGATACAGATAGGAAAGATGTTAACACCGTCTTCCTAGCATTACAGAAGCAAAATTTTGTACTTGCTAACAGCATTACAAATCTAATAAACAAATGGCCGAAACCACCAATGACCATGGACCTAAATACTACAGGCGTGGATCCATCCAAGTCTGGGATTTTGTTCGTGATCAAGAACTCAACTTCCACCTCGGAAACGTAATCAAATATGTCTGCAGAGCAGGTCATAAGTTTGACGATATAGACGACCTAGAAAAAGCAATCCACTACCTAAAGAATGAAGTCGAATTTAGAACAAGCCAAAGAGTTCAGGAACTCGTTCAATGTGAGGAATTCCAAAACTCTCAGATCGAGGAATATGCAAAAGAATTTGATCGTTGAGGAGTTTAAAGAATTCTTAGAAGCTGAAGGTATGTTGTTTAGAGACAACGCTGGCTTTCGTGAGGATGCTTTAAAGGAACTTAGTGATCTTGTTTATGTCTGCTACCAATATGCAGCAAATATGAAATGGGACTTAGATGAAGCTCTACGTCGAGTTCACCAGAGCAATATGTCAAAACTAGATGAGGATGGAAAGCCTACATATAGAGAAGACGGAAAAGTATTAAAGAGCAAAAACTATCAACCACCTACATTAACTGATCTCGTCTAATGACAACAAATTTAATATCTAGAACTGGTCGGGTTCAGAATTGGATTGATGACCCTACCTCCCGCCTACCAGTGTCATGCACTGTCTTCACTGTTGAAGACTCAATGGAAGGACCAAATGGAATCGAAGCAAGTTGGAGATTCGTCTCTCATGCACTCAGATATGGAGCAGGAGTTGCTGTC